AATAACTACTGCTTTTGTAGAGCAGTATAAAAGTAATGTGTTCCATTTGGCGCAACAAAAAGGCTCTAGGTTAAGAGATGCGTGTCGTACCGAAACTGTAACAGGTAAAGCGCATTTTTTTGAAAGAATCGGAGCTTCTGCTGCACAAAAAAGAACATCTCGTCATTCAGATACTCCTAGAGTGGACACACCTCACTCCAGGCGTAAAGTATCGTTAGACGATTACGATTGGGCAGACTTAATTGACCAAGAGGATAAAGTAAGAATGCTCATAAGCCCTAGCTCGGAATATGCACAAGCAGGTGCATGGGCTATGGGTAGAGCAATGGATGATGCTTTAATAGCAGCTGCAACTGGAAATGCATTTGGTGGTGTCGCAGGTGGCACAACTGTTGCATTACCATCAGGCAACAAAGTAGCACATGGATCAGCAGGATTAAACTTAGCAAAATTATTATCTGGTAAAGAAATAATTGATGCTGCAGATGTAGATCCTGAAGAAGAAAGATATGTAATTTGTTCAGCAGGTCAAATAACAGACTTGTTAAATGTTACACAAGTTACAAGTTCAGACTTTGCTACAGTTAAAGCATTAGCACAAGGGGATATTGATACTTTCTTAGGTTTCAGATTTATTCGTTCTGAAAGATTAGGACAAGATAGTAATGGAAACAGACAAGTATTAATGTTTACGAAATCAGCATTAGGTCTTGCTATTGGAGCAGATGTTCAAACAAGAATATCTGAAAGAGATGACAAGAACTACGCTACACAAGTTTTTCTATCTATGTCTATTGGTGCTACTCGCATTGAAGAAGAAAAAATGGTAGAAATTGCTTGTACTGAATAAGGGAGGATAATATGGCAACAGCAAAATCAGTTGAAGTAACCAAACTTGACACTACGCCTAGAACCATCCTGGAAGCAGGAAGCGGACAAGGAAAAATGCGTGTGTTTCAAGACACTATTGCAGCAGGTACAGGCGATATTGATAACAATGATGTTATTATGTTTGCTGAAGTACCTTCAAACGCTAAAATAGTTAGTATTCTTGTATATAATGACGATTTAGATAGTGGTGGTTCACCATCATTAACTTCAAATGTTGGCTTATACAATGGAGCTACTAAGTTTACAGATACAGATGGATCATCTACTTCTTACGCAGCTGAAGGCGTTATTGATGAAGATTGTTATGCAACAGCAATAACAACTTTACAAGCAGCTAACACAGCAGGTGTAGAATTAGCATATGAAGTCAGAGATATAAATGCAGTAGCTAACTTTGTATGGGAGGATGGTGGTTTAACATCAGATCCTTCTGTACCGCTAAGATTAGCGTTTACAATGTCTGCAGATGCAGCAACAGCCGCAGCTGGTGATATTACTACAGTAGTAACATATGTTGTAGACTAACATATGTCTGTAAGACCATCTGGCGTTATATATTGATTTATGTAACGCCTTATGGCATATTTCTAGCATGGCTACTGAAGTTTCAATATGTTCCAATGCACTAAGAAGATTAGGAGATTCTCCTATCACAGCGCTGACAGATAATACTGAAAGAGCTAGATTATGTAATGCTTTTTATTCAGATGCTAGAGATGCTGTACTAAGAAGTCATCCTTGGAACTTTGCTATTACGAGAGCTACGTTAGCTCAATTATCTGTTACTCCTGCTTATGGTTTTGACTATCAATATTCATTACCTACAGATCCATTTTGTTTAAGAGTTTTAGAAATGGAATATTCAGATTATATTTTTAAAATAGAAAACTCTCCAACAGAAGGCAGAGTTTTAGTTACAGATGAAGGTACAGCAAAAATTTTATACATAGGTCGTATAACAGATCCTGTTAAATTTGATTCTATGTTTGTTGATACTTTGACTGCAAAATTAGCAGTTGATTTAGCTTATCCTATAACTGGATCTGTACAATTCCAAGGACAAATGCAAAAACTTTATCAATTAAAACTTTCTGAAGCCAGAAGTATTGATGGACAAGAAGGATTTATAGACGAGCTTGTTTCTAATACATTTACTGACTTTAGGAAGGCTTAATGGCTAGAGTACATCCAATACAAACTAATTTTACTGCAGGAGAATTGACACCAAAATTAGCAGGGCAAGTAGATTTTAAAAAATACAATAATGGTGTAGAAATTTTAGAAAATATGACAGTATTTCCGCAAGGAGGTGCAAGTCGTAGATATGGAAGTCGTTTTGTTTGCGAAGTCAAAAATTCTGCAAATGCAACACGTCTAATACCTTTTGAGTTTAATATTACGCAATCTTATTGTTTAG